TCGTCGTGACCCGGACTGGGGTTATATCATTATAACCACCACCCTCTTCGACATAGAACTTGGCTTGTGTGCCAAGGCCCATGTACTTGGACCCATCGAGCGCGGCCCACACATGAAGAGACCTTCCGGTCCCTTCAATCGTGTTGCTGCTCAAACGCTCCCAGCCGCCCATCTTTTCGGGGCGCCCTTTACGGAAACGGATCAGGTCGGAGTTATACCAACCGTTCTCGTCGCCATAGGATGTCGTCTCGCGATTAACGCCAGGACGAAAGGTGATCTTGGATAACGGCATTACGCAGCAACGTATGCCTTACCCGCTGTAACGGCATCGGTGTAGGGCGTCTTCGATTTACTCGAAGCCGAATACCAGTCGTGACCAGCCTGGATCTCAAGATGGTCCGTGTTCCGCGTGACCATCAACTTGACCTCTGCGGCACTCCCAAACTGTCCCAACGCTTCACTGTCATCGGCCACGGTTGCGTTGATCAGGTTAACACTGTCGTCCATCGCGGAAAAGTGGGCAGCAATTTCTTCGGCAGTAGGTTCATCAGCCATTTAACATCTCCTTTGGCTCTTCGGTTTCATCAGACAGGCTCCGAATTAACGAGTTCATGAACGATTCGGCCGCGACCGAGATCTGATCGAGTTGGAACTGGGCCGCTTGGCGCTTCTGCTGAAGATCTTGCACCTGCGCGATCCAGTATTTCTGCTGGTCCGTCAGATCGGACGGATCGTATTCGTTGCCGTCAATGCTGATGACGTTGGCTTCATTTTCAGGCACAGGTGTGCTCCTCTTTCCATTTCTTCAGTTCATCGATTTCAGCGGATAGTTCCTTGATCGCATTGAGCATTGCCCAAGTAATAGGATCGGTATTTACCGAAAGCATCCCGTAGTCGTTCCGCTCTGTTACGGCCTCCGGGAAAACTTCCTGCACATTTTGAGCAATGGCACTCGTGGTCAAGACATCTTGCGGGAGACCTTCTTTACAGCCCTTGAACTCAGGGATTTCATTTAGCTCTTCATCCGACTTGTAGAAGAAGGTACACGGAACTATCTGATTAATTTCCTTCAGACCCTTTTCACTTGGCTTGATATCCTTCTTGATACGTCTATCGGATGTTGCTACCCAGACAGTGCTATTTTGACCATTATACATTGGCCCAGCGCCAGCAGTAATATATCCAGTAGCAGTTCCCTTACCAGTTGCATTACCATTAGCTATGACAATTTCATTGGCTACACCAACAGCAGATGGATTGTTATTATATCCAATGTAGACGTTGTAAGTACCTGTGGTTAAGGTTTGCCCTGCATAGGTTCCAAGACACACATTTTGTGCGCCCGTAGTAATTCTTACACCAGCCGATCTACCAATGCCTGTATTATTAGCGCCCGTTGTCGTGGCATTCAATGCGAAATAGCCCATGCCCACGTTATTAGTCGGTGTGGTGATAGCGCCAAGAGACTCTTGACCAACCCCTGTATTAGACGACCCGGTCGTGTTTGCATCACCACAATTAGAGCCGACAAACACATTTTGTGCGCCTGTGGTAGTAGCTAGTCCCGAATTATGGCCTACGGCTGTATTATGTGTTGCAGTTGTATTTGCACCAAGAGCAGACATGCCCACAGCCACATTGTAATCTGCCGTTGTATTATTAGCTAAAGCACTACTGCCAACAGCAACTAAACTTGTTCCCGTAGTATTATCAATTAAAGCACTAGTTCCGACTGCGACGTTATTACTTGCCGTTGTATTTGCACCAAGAGAACCATGACCAATCGCAGTATTTGATCCACCCGTCGTATTTGCATCTAAAGAAGAACTGCCTACGGCTGTATTATGTGTTGCAGTTGTATTTGCACCTAGAGCAGACATGCCCACAGCAACATTGTAATGAGCCTCTGTATTAGCGTCGAGAGCATACGATCCAATCGCCGTATTCTCTGCTCCGGTCGTATTTGCAGTCAGAGCATCACGGCCAATGGCTGTGTTATTAGCAGCAGTCGTATTGCCACTTAAAGCAGCGTATCCAACAGCAGTATTACTAGCGCCGGTCGTATTAGCATCAAGGGAAGCTCTGCCGAATGCCGAATTGTAACTAGCTGTAGTATTAACCTTCAAAGTATCAGTGCCAAAGGCTGTATTCTCTGCCCCTGTAGTATTAGCACTTAGAGCAAAATGCCCCACCGCCGTACCATTATTACCTGTGGTATTGGCGTCTAAAGCATAAGAACCTACAGCTGTTAAACCTGCTCCGGTGGTATTTACTAACAAAGCACTAGAACCAACCGCTACATTATTAGAAGCCGTTGTATTTGCACCCAGAGCAAGACGGCCTACGGCTGTATTATTACCTCCCGTAGTATTGGCATCAAGAGCATTATTACCTATGGCGACATTATACACCCCGCTTGTATTTACTAGTAGAGACTCGTAACCCACGGCTACGTTATAAGCGCCCCCAGCATTATCACGACCAGCATTATAACCAACGGCGGTATTGCCAGTGTCGGTTGTTGCGCCAAGAGCAGATGTGCCTACAGCAGTATTACCAGATGACGTTGTGACGGCATCGAGAGAAGCGTAACCAACAGCAACATTGTTCGCTCCCGTCGTATTCGCACTCAGAGCAGCATGTCCTATTGCTGTATTATAACTAGCAGTCGTATTGGCATCCAAAGCAAAAGCACCAAAGGCAGCATTTCGAGTGCCACTGCTATTAACTGCCATTACTGAATATCCAGATGCAGTATTATAAATACCATCTGTGTTTGCAGTCAGAGCATTGTACCCTACACAGGTATTATAAGAAGAAGTGGTATTGGCATCCAATGCTGCATAACCAATAGCAATGTTGGAACCGCCGCTTGTCATTGCATAAGCAACATTATTTCCAATATATACGCTATTAGCTCCTGTAAAGGTGGCACCCCCTGCCGCACTCTCACCTATGACAACATTACCACTTGCACTTGTGGCATTCACCATAGCTGTACTACCAATAGCTACATTTTCACCAGCACTTGTGCAGCTACTTAAAGCAGCATAGCCAATAGCAGTATTAGTAGTTCCATCGGTAATTGCATCGCCAGCAAGAGAGCCGACACAGGTATTGTTAGTCCCAGTCGTAAGAGCTACCAAAGCATTGGGTCCAACGGCTGTGTTGTTAGTCCCACTAGTAAGAGCACCAAGAGCATTTGAGCCGAGTCCAACATTTGTCCCAGCGGTGGTAGCAACATCACCAGCCCGGAATCCAAGGAAGGTGTTATAGTCGCCGGTTGTCAGATCATTTCCAGCTTCATCACCAATCAAGGTATTATAATTTCCGCCAGATTGGATGGCAGCACCAGCGCCATTACCAGCAATATAATTGGACGTACCGGCAGTAACCGTTGAAGTCGTACCACTGACAATCAAGCTATCGGCACTTTCATCCCAAAGCATGTACTTGCCAGAGGTCGCGCCGAAAAACTTGACGTCATGGCCTGTGTCATCTACGCCGACAGTGAGTGTGCTGCTAAAGGTAGCAGCGCCATCAATCGCCGCAGCGCCCGTGACTTCGAGAGTAGTAAATTGAACGTCAGCTAAACCATTGTAGACAACTGCCCCAGACCCAGCCCCATCACAATAAACAATGGCATTTTTGCCGTTCTGAAGCGTGACGTTCGCCCCGGAACCCTGGCTAAGAACAACCGAATACGGGCCGCTTGAACCGGAATCCGTCGTCGCATTCTCAACGATGAAGTAAGCCTTGGTCGTATTTGGCGCGATGGTGACCGTATTGTTGGCTCCGAGTGCGCCCGTAAATTTGATCACACGGTACATGCCGTCTTGCAGATTCTCAGTTCCGGAATCCGGGGAAGCTTCACGTACCGTGAGCGTATGGGTGGTGCCTGAAAGAGCGACCGAGGTGTAGGCAGCAATCCGATCCAGAAGGTCTAGATTGTAATTGGTGGTTGTGCCCCAAGTTCCGGATTGCTCGCCGGAACCGATCTTCTCGATGCCATAACTCGTTGTGAATGAAGATGCCACAACTTCTCTCCTATGCTGCTATATCAGTCCAAGTTGGGGTCTGTGTCGTACTAACATCAGACCAACTTGGAGTTTGTGTTGTACTGACGGCGGACCAACTTGGGGTCTGGGACTCATCGATAAGGCTCCAAACATTGGTTTCTCCAATTCCTCCCGTCCCTGAAACGCCTGTAAGAGTGACAGAGACACTGATCTGAACAGTGACGGTGCCAACCGCTCCAGTTGCCGAGACGCCCGTGAGAGTAAGCGTACTTGTGCCCGTTGGAACAACCGTACCAAGCGAACCAGTGGCCGAGACGCCTGTTGGAACAACATTTGATGTCCCTGTAACCGTGACAGTGCCAAGTGAGCCGGTAGCGGAAACACCTGTAAGGGTGACTCCAGCACCCGCCGCTGGAACAACAACGCCAAGTGCCCCCGTCCCCGCAACGCCCGTAAGGGTGAGGGTGCTTGTGCCTGTAACTGTAACAGTGCCGACAGCGCCTGTACCCGCGACACCTGTGAGATCAACGGAAAGGTATGTGTTCCAAGCACCTTCATTCCAGGTTCCTCGACCCCAACCAGAGATTTGAACCAATGCATTACCCTTTACGCGATCCTAATAATCGCTGTACTCGCGGCAGCGGCGGGAAAGGCGACAGCAAACGTACCTGCCGTGCTTGTCTTGTCGCCACCAAAATCCAAGGCGCAAACGGCCTTGTTCGAATCGCTACTATTATAGATCAAAGCGCCCCTTGCCGTGATGGTCGCCGTCGTGAAACTGATATCAGCAAAGTCCGTATACCCCGTAGTCCCACTACTGGCTGGATCAATCCTTGTCAAACTGCCCCCACCCGTAGTGTAACTTCCACTAGAAGCCACTTCGCCAAGAGTGGTGAAAGCTGTGGTTGACGCTCCCAAGGTAGCTGTCGTGGAGGATTTGCCGCCGCTACTAATGGCATACAGGGCCAACTTGAACGTATCCCCGCCAGAGAGTAAGAAGTTATGGACCGCCTCAAGAAGCTCCTTCTTGAAGGAAGTACACATCGCCGTTGTGATCGCCATATCAAAGGCTCCTTAGATTACTCGCTAGTTCAGGATAACCAGCATCTCGTAGCTTGGCGCAAATAGTTGCCCGATCCTGATCCACGGCAACCTTCAAGTACCCAAGTATAACCTCCTCCAAGACAAGTTTGAAGTCCAGCACTTGGTCCCGAAGAGGCGCAGGGGTGTCTTTCGCCATATACAATATCTTATCAATGGCTATCTTGGCTATTTCCTCTACGGATAACCCCCTATTGTTCGTGGAAATAACACCGACATTCCCCACAGACAGCGTGGCATTCACATCAAACATTTCCCACCTTTTGCAAAGGAACGACCGTATCATGCCGTCCATACAGGAAAAGCTTGTCAGAATCCTCATCCAAAGGCTCGGGAGGAGTGGATTCTGACTGTCTCGTTATAGTCAAGTTTCCCTCCGAAATGGACATCACCAGAGGATCGTCTAACCGATGATACCCGTAAAGTTTCTCCGCTTCGGGGACATTTGTGTCCAAAAGGGTGGAATCATGGGCAACTTCCACCTTCATACCCCGTGCAATGGCTGCGGAAAGCCAAAACTCGGCACAAGCCCTTCCCGCCTCTGCCATGACAAGGTTGGATTTATAGGAATAATCAATCCCATAAAGGTATAATTTGGCAACTCTCTGGTACACAGCAAAGGCTATGGCATATGGGACGGTGTTGTTGAAATAGCAAAGGCCCGTGTCCTTGACCACCTCTTTCAGGGGATAGAGAGCAGCACCTGGAACCCTTTTGTCCAAGGTGCAGGTATAGATTGGTCCTGGATGTTCGCCCAAGGATTTCCTCATCGCATCTGTCTGGGCACCCGCATTCTCGGTATCCAGAAACCGTGCTGCCGGATCCATCATAAAGACGCGGTCATGTTTGATCGGGACCATCATGGAATTGATAGCCCAAACCTCATCATAGACCTTGCCGTTAGCAGCGGAGGAAGTGAAGGTTCCCTGTGTCCCGCCGAGTCCTACAATGGCGATCTCTGCGCCGTTCAGATCCTTATCTATCACTGAACACCTCTTCTGACGGTATCGTACCTGTACTGATCCTGAGTCTGCTCACCTTCCCCTAAATTCTTCAGCCATTGGATAGATTCCTGGAACCTGCTGTTATAAAGCGTCAACAGATCCTGCTCACCTTTCATAAAGGTATAAGCTTCCATCAAGCTGCCATACAAGAGAGCCAACTCAGCATTCGTACCAAGCCAACTGGTTCCATCATCTGATGCGGTGATGGACTGGGGACGATAGAAATAGTGCAACTCGGCTGTATAATTTCCGTCAGGCGTAGGAGCCACGATGAAACTATTTTCATCCCAATCGCCGTAATATCTAGGCACCCCCGTCGTAGTGGGATCAGGCGTATAATCCTGGAGGAAAGTCGGATGTTTATATTCAAGAAACTCGTTATTGGAACTATTCACAACACTCAGGGAGAAGGGAGACAGGAAATCTGTTGGTTTCGTCAGGAACTTCACCGATTGCGTGACCGTACCCGTCACATTCTTCCTGAAGTCATCTAACTGACACTCCTTCAGGATACGTTCTTCCGCATTCAGGATGAATCTGGTTAGCTGACTTACAAAGGTGCTCTCCGTATTGTCTGTATAATCCTGTATGGCGGTCTTTAAGGTAGTGAAGGTAAAAGCCATATCATGCACTCACGGTTACAGGACCGGCAGAGACGCTTCCGCCGCCACCCCGGACATTACCTGTCGTTGCCGTTCCACTCCCTGAGGTGAATGAGTAACTGTCATCATCCACCTTGGTTATGGAAAAACCATCCTCGTCCTCGATAGCAGCGGAAGTGAACCCGTCAAACGCTTCAGAGGAACGGAAACGGACGGTATCTCCCGTGCTTCTTCCATGACCGGGCTCTGTCACAGTTATGACGGCAGATCCACTATCTCCAGAAAGGAAAGGATTGAAAGGAAGAAGAACTGTAACAGCCGGTTCCGCTCTATCCGGACGCGGATCTTTCAAGGCTTGAGGATCGGCGGGCGTCTTGACGACAAACAATTGAGGCTGTTTAGATTCCCATTCATCCTTGCCAACAAGCATACCGGTCCATTCTTTACGCATATTTCTGAGTTTATAGGCCGCACCGGACCTGTCCGAAATCCCAAGGGCATACTTATTTGAGGCATATTTAGCCATTACGAAATCGCACTTAAAGAGTTGTAGGTCGGAACCAGAACAAGATTGGCCTTGTCTCTGTCTTCCTCTGCCGCCCGTAGGAATTCCTCTTCATACAAGACTTTCAAAATCTGGATTCTATCGGGGGCCTTCTTCAAGGCAATGTAGTAGGCCAGCCCTGCCGCAAGACATGGGTAAAACCTGAAAGGCACCTCGACAGTGTTTACCGACGTATCCGCATCGTCAATCCGAACCAGACGGTCATAGATGAACTGGTCGGTGCTATTCTCGGGCGTCGGCCAAACTTTGACGACCGGCGTGATCAACCTATCGACATAAAACTGAGTAGGACGCCCTTTGGTGGATTTAGTGGCGATATTCAGATAGGTATCCCGGCTGATCCTAGTGATTGAAATATCAGAGCTATCGCGTCGTATGACACCCGAAAGAATATCAATGGTAGATTGAGTATCTTCTAGGGATGCCGTGGATGTCGTGGTGGTCGTGGCTGAACTGGAGGAACCCGTTATCGTCTCACCAGAGGTAAAAGTTCCGGACGGAACCGTTATCGTCATGGACGTAGAATCAGGTTTCGTTATGAGAGAGGCGGTAGCGGCACTCGTACCGCCCGTGATTGTCTCAGCTATCGTAAAGCTACCACTATCACTTACGGAAAGAGTAATAGT